GAGAATCTTATAAACATATCATCTTGTGTAGATGTATCACCAATCGTTGTTTCTGTTCCAAAAAATACTAAGTGTCTATCTGGTGTTGATACTAACATATGACGTGACGCTGTTGGTGCACCAGATATAATTGTTGCTCTTGTTTCTGTTGCATTTGATAAAGATGAATCCCATTCAAATACTGCACCATCATGAATTAAACAAATAGCTTTGTCACCAAAATTATCTAATGACCACATTCCTGGTTCAAGAACTAAGTCACCTGATGCAGCTTCACCCCATGCAACATAATCTGATGAATTTTTTACTGTTGCTCCATCAGAATGTGCAGATCTTGTAGAGTTTCTAACAGCTCTAGTTATACCTGTTAAATTATTACCAGATACTCCTGTGTAAGAAATTTCTTCATTTCCCACTTGAATAAAATTTGTTCCTGAATCTGGAAAGTTAGCTGTGCTAGCTAATGTAATAGATGTTCCTGATCCACCAGTTCCTGCTGTATCATCCAATAATGCACCATTTAAAGTTGTTGAAATAGCACTAGCTGCTTCACCTCCCCAAGATCCTAATCCCCAACCAAATCCTTTTGCTTGCACAGCTGGACCTACAGTATAGTATTTTTGTATTCTTATTCCACCTGATGTTGTTGCACCAGATCCACTTTCATTTGAATCCATGGTAATTGTTATAGTTGTGTTAGTAGGTGTTGTTACTACCATAAATTTTCTATCATCAAAATTAGACGCACTAAAATTAGAATTAGTAATTGCTGTAAAATTATCCATTAATAATATATCTCCTGGAACCATATTATGTGCACTAGCAAAAGTTATTGTTATAGTTGGAGATCCGTTAGTCGTGGTAAATGCATTTGTAAGTGTTGTCGTTGTTTGAATGGGATGTATGTCATAGAATACACCTCCTGAATAAGCATATAATATTCTATTAGTTCCTATAATCGCGTATTTTCTACCTAAACTATTTACGAAGTGATGTAGTCCTCTTCCTGCACCAGTTAATTCGTTTTGATTTAATGAGCCTAATTGATTCCAACCACCTATTTTTTCAGGTGTACCGTATCTAAATCTAACATTATCACAATCAACCCACTGACCCTCTGCTCCTGTAGGTGTTATTTGTTTGTTAATACCTGGCTGAAAACCTATCTTTTGTAACATAATAAATCCATGTATAGCAAATTTATTACTTAATGAACAGAGTAAAAGCACGGGGGGTGTGGTGTGGTGGTGCCCCCGTACAAGTCTAATTTATAGACTATTTTTTAGATCTAGTCAACTTAGATCCTTTAAACCAAGCTGGTAAGCCTAATAAAGGTCTTTTATCTAATGCGTTTTCTTTAGCTGTTTTTGAATTAGCTTTATTATAATGTAAAAATACTTGACCACAATCTTTACCTTTAAACTCATCTCGCCAGTGTTCTAAATCACAACCAGAATAGATTAACATATCACCTGGTTTAAGATCTATTTTAATTCCTGCTTGACCTGTTTTACCTGTAGGATCAAGATAGATGGGCCATGGGTCACCACCTAAATTTAATGTAGTAGATATCTCGCATGAGTATCTATCTTTGTGTCTAGCTAATACATCACCCTGTTTGTAAATTCTTGCATAAGAATATGTTTCACTTAATTTTAGTCTTGTGTGTTTTTCCATAACAGGTTTTACTTGTTGTAATAAAGTTTCCATAGCAAGATCACTATAGTGTGAATAAGTGTTTGGAACTTGTTCATCATTCCAAATACCCCAATATTCTGTAAAAGGTGAAACGTATCTTGAATCAAATAATACTCTTGCGACGTTTCTTTTGTTTTTAAAGTATTTATATACAAAGTCAGCTAACTCTTTTGAAATAGCTCCTTTTAATACTGTATATTTATTTTTTTTAAATGACATTGTTTTCTCCTTTGTATTGTAAAACTGATTTTGGAATTGCCTGACAATTCCAATGTATAAATCTAAATGGTTCGTAACCTATATCCACAATATATTGATGTGGCATGTATGATGGAAAGAACATCATACGACCAGGTTTTACTTTGTAATTAATTTGTGTAGATGCATAAGTTACTTTTGTTTTATCTTTTTCTGGTAAAAGGTTCATAACATTGCCTGGTCTTGGATCTTCAAATATTGGCATGGATGTTGCCTCACTTGCTTTTAAAAAATAAAAACCAGATATGTGACCATTCCAATGTGTATGTAATGTATGGTGTCCCCCACCTTTTTTAGCAAACTCTTGCACCCACATTTCTGTAATAAACACTTGATAGTTTGTTAAATCAAAACCCATTTCATTTAATAAATTATGTGCAGTTGCTACTACGTAATTTTGTAATTGTAAAAAATTAGGATCACCTATTAAAGTTTTTGAATGAAACACATGTCCCATATCACCTTTATTACCAAATTTTTTATTACGTTTATCAATATTTGGTTTTAATATTTTTTTTGAATCTTCAATATATGAATCTGATGCTTTGTTTAAATTATCTACAAAACTAGGTTCATCAGCCCACCATATAGGTGATGCAAAATATTGTTCTAATTGTAATTGTTTTGGAAAAGATATCACACTATCTTTTTTTAGTTTTTGTTTTCTAATTTTTGTTTTTTTCTTTTTCATATGTTTTTAAAAATAATTAAAGTTTATAACTAGTCTTCTTTTTTGATCAGTGCAAAGAGAACTAGAGTGTAATTTGTGTGGTTGAAAAAATACAACTCTATTTTCTTTTGGTAAAACTTTTTCTTTTTCAAAAAAAGTTGCTCCATTATTTGTATTAATATAAAATAAACAACCTTTGTGTTCAAAAGTATAGTCAACATGTGGTTTATTTTTTCTTTTGCTTTTTAAATTCATATACATACTTGCTTTTATTCTTATTAAAGAACGACATTCAATTTTTTTTAAAAAATTTTCCCATAAAACAAACCAATTACTTTGAGGTTTATTTTCATAAAAAAAAGTGTGTGTAAAATAATAATAATCCTTTGGATCTTTATCTGAGGTTATTGACTCATTAAAATAAAAAGGAAAATAGTCACTAAGAATACTATCTTGAATATATTTAAATTCATCTTGTGGCAAAAAATTATCTATAACTTTTATCATTTATTTAAATGGCCACCCCAAATTCCAGATCACTAAACTATTACGTTCTCCTTTTTTAACTGGACACACTCTATGCCACACAAATGAAGGAAATACAATTAAAGACCCTTTAGGTAATATCTCTTTACATTTTTTAATATTAGGTTTTTTATCAGGATCTAAATTTCTGAAATCAAACTCTAGCTCACCACCTTTATAATCTTTTGGATCTGATAAAGTTACTGTTACTGATAATTTTCTAATCTTACCATGTGTTGGATCGTTAGGTTCTTGTCTTACATATGGTCTATCCCAACTATCACAATGCCAATCATAGTATTGACCTTTTTTATATTTTGTAAATTGACAAGACTCAGAAAAATCCCATTGAAAATTCCAACCTGCATTTGCATTTGCTTTATTTACGTAAGGTTGTATTTCTTTATAAATCCATCTATCACTCATCCAAACAATATCTGAATTTCTTTTTTCTTTTAAATTTTTTATTTGTTCTTGATTAAATTTTTTAACATCACTATAACTACCAGTAACTGCCATTTGATCTCTTAGTTGATGACCATATTTTACAATGTCATCACATATACGAGAAGGTATAACTGATTGAAAATACCAATAATAGTTTGTAAGGTTCATATATCTTTATGAGTATCTTGTATCATTTTTAAATATAAAGTAAACAAAAATAAAAAGAATTGATTATGAAATTATCAATACTGGGTTGGCTATGTTTTTATTCGGACACCCAAGCTGTGCCATTCCAATTGTATTTGGTAGGTGTTTCCGATGTATCGTTTGATTTAATTGCTTCCCAACCTGTTGTGTTGTCAGCGTTGTATTTTGTTTCGTTCCATGAGATTGTGTAAATCCACTCAGGTTCTGCCTGGCCATCATCTGTGATAGATGGATAAGCGATTGGCGCTTGCCAATCATCGTTATCATCCAATGACCATGATGCGTGAGGTTGTTGCGTTAAAAATTTATCTTTTACAGGATCATAAATCATTCCAATCCCTGCATATTGTTTTCTAAAATTATGATTGTAAGAAGTTTGTTTCCAAATTCCACCTTTGAAAAAATTAATACACCATGTTTCTCCATCAATATGCATTTCTGAAGGAACGCAATCGTTTCCTACAACTACTACTCTTTCAACTACTTGATGAGTATCTGATGTAAATCCTGTTGGATCTGGTTTTGTTTTTAATTCTGCGAAATGTGCCATTTTTTTACTCCTTAACTTACTGTCAATGTTCCAGAAACTGTAAACGTTGCTATTTTATCTCCACCAGGGTGAGTTGATGTTGAATTAGTTCCTGGAGATACCGAAAATGTAACTGCACTTGGACCTCTAGCTACAACAATACCAGGTCCTCCAGCTCCTCCTGATACTCTTCCACTAGGCGCTGGATTTCCTCCAGCTGCACCACCGCCACCGCCACCAGTATTATTAGTCCCTGCGGTTCCAGATCCCCCATTAACATTTCCACCTGCTCCACCGCCACCAGCTCCACCAGGTCCTCCATTAGCAGTTCCACTTGGTCCTGGACTATTTGGTCCACCACCACCTCCACCACCACCTGCTCTTGTAACTGCAGAACCTGTAATTGAAGAGGGTAAACCTGCTCCACCAGCACCACTAGTGTCACCTGTAGCTCCAGCAGCATTAGCTCCACCTCCACCACCACCTCTTTGGTTATTTGGACCACCTCTTCCACCATCATTTCCTTGAGGAGGATCAGTTGGAGGTGTATTTCCACAACCTTTACCAGCAGCTATTCCTCCAGCTCCACCACCAGATCCACCAGGTAGCGCTCCACCTTGGTTTTGTCCACCACCTCCACCTCCAGTAGAGGTTATGGTGCTACAATCAGGATAATTAAAAACGGAATTATTTCCTCTAGAACCTTGAGCGTTTGGAGAACCACCTGCTGCTCCACCACCTCCTACTGTAATAGTATAACATCCAGCAGATAATTCTAATGCTGATGCAGGTCGACAAAAGGATTCTCTATAACCACCTGCTCCACCGCCACCAGCTCCAACAGTATCAAATTCAGTTTTAGCTCCACCACCGCCACCACCTGCTACTACTAAATAATCTATTGTAAAAACTTTTGCTCCACCACCAGACCCAAATCCTAAGACTTGGTAACCAAACATTTTACCTTTTCTTCTTTGTATAGTTTTTGTGTTCTTACCTGATGTAAGTTTATTTTTTATATCTCTCATATTTTAAATTCCTTATGCGTCGTTAGCCGCATCAGTAGTAAAGAATATTTTAATTCCAAGAACTCTTGCATCAGCAGTAAAAGTATCTCCACCAGCATTTGCGTCTCTAAATAATTGAAAATATGTTAATTCACCTGCTGCAGGAGATCCTGCAACTGTAACATCACCGCTTTCAGATGAAATTTGTTGATCCTCAACTGTTCCTATTCCAGCATCTGTAACATTAACCGCAGTTCCATATGCAACATCAATAGTGTCACTGTCTGCGCACGCAACGCCTTGTAATCCAAAAATACAATCACCTGTATTTGTAGAACCAGGTGTCCAATATACTTGGTAAGTTAATGTTCCTTCATTCCATGATTTTGGCATTGCTATTGAAAACTGTGCAAATTCGTCTGTATCTTTATCAAAGTCTAAAACTTTTAAGTCAGGTCTTGTTGCTGTTGTTTCAACTTGTTGTGCATCTGCTGGGTTTGTTGTTGCTCCATACATAGCAGAGGCAGGAACCCAAATAGTTTCTTTCCCTGCAACTTTTACTGCAGAACCACCAGCTTGAACAACACCATTTCCATTTGGTGCTATATTAATATTTCCATTTGAGCCATCAGTTATTGTAATTGTACCTGAATTACTTCCAGAGTTTGTGTCTAATACTAAATCATGAGCACCACTTGTAGTAAGCGTGGCTGCAGCTGATCCTGTTCCAATTCTTGTTTCTCCAGAACCTTTTGGTTTAATATGTACATCAACGTTTGTTTCTCCACTCGCACCTATGATTGGTGGGTTTCCTGTAGCAGCGTTAGTTATTTCTAGTTCATTTACTGCTGAAGCTGTTGTTTGAAATATAACTTGTTCATTTCCATTTGCATCTGCAATAAAACCTGCATCTGCAATTTTTGGAGCTGTTAAAGTTTTGTTTGTTAAAGTTTGTGTGCCAGTTAATGTTACATCACCAGCTGGTAAAGTATCAATGTCAGGATTAGTTCCATCATTTGCAGTTGCAAATACAACGGCATCTCCTTTGTCTCCTGCCGCAAAAGTAAAACTATCTCCTGAACCTGAAACATATTTAAATTGAACTGTGTAAGAACCTGAAGTTGAATTTCTTAAAAAATAAAAAGTTTGAACATCTAAAGGTATTGTTACAATTTGATTTCCCGTAATCGTACCTGTAAACTCTATCATTCTGTGAGATAAAGTTGCACCTGTTGATCCATCAGAAACTGATAACGCAGTTGTTTGTGCACCACCAGCTATTGATTGTGTTGTGTATCCACCAGAAATTTGTTCGAAAATTTGTAAGTTAGTATTTGTTTTTGTCCCCCATGTACCAGCGTTTTCACCAGTTGCTTGAAGTTCTATACCTAGCGGTGTGTATGTTGATGCCATAATTTTTATCTCCTATGCGACGTCACTATAACTTGTATTTGATCCTGTTGCAACAGAAGAATAACTACTATTTGATCCTGCTGCAACACTTGTATATGATGTATTTGAGCCTGTGTCAATATTTTGATAGGCTTGAATAAATATATCTCCAACACTTATTGTTGAAGAAATTCCTGTTAATCCCATAACATCTGCAGGAGATATTGATCCTACAGAACTTGTTGAAGAAATTCCTGTTAATCCCATAACATCCGCAGGTGTTATTGAACCTACTGCAGAAGTTGCAGATATGCCTGTTGGTATAATAGTAGGATTAGATGTAATAGTTAAATCATCTAAACTTATTGTTGCAGAAACTCCGGTAATTCCAAATGCTAAATTAGGAGGTGTTATTGAACCTACTGCAGAAGTTGCAGCTATTCCTGTTAGTCCCATAACTTGATCTGATGGATCTAATGTTCCCACACTAGAAGTTGCAGAAATTCCTGTTGGAGTTACAGTTACGTTTCCAATCATTGTAGCTGATCCAATACTAGCTGTTGAAGAAACTCCTGTTAATCCCATAACATCTGCAGGAG